CGTGCTGGTGCGCGACTGGAAAGAAGCCTGGAAGTGGTTGAGCATGTGGTTCGCCGCAGTGCTGGTCGTCTGGGCCACGCTGCCGATTGATACCCAAGCGGCCATCCTTGCGCTTTTCGGCCTCAGCCAGAGCACGCTGACCGCGTTGATGGGGCTCGCCATCATGGTCGGCCGGCTGGTCAAACAGGGCCCTTGACATCGTCTGACAATCAGACGTATATTCCGCAAAACCTTACTGGCCGGGTAGACCAGGGCTCTTACGAGCAACCATGACCGAACAAGTACCCTCAGCGGAAGTAGACTCCGCGCCAGCGCCCGAGGTGACGGCCACCCCGGAGATCGCTCAAGACGCGCCGGAAGTCGCTGCAAGTCCCGAAGATACCAAGCCTGCGGAGAAAACGTACACGCAGGCTGAGATCGACGAGATGATCAGCAAGCGGCTTGCAAGGGAACAGCGCAAGTGGGAACGTCAGCAGCAAGCCAAGGTGGCGGAAACGCCCCGAAAGCCGGCGGAAGTCCCCTCGGTTGATCAGTTCGAATCCCCGGAAGCCTACGCGGAAGTGTTGGCGGTTCGTAAGGCCGAAGAACTGCTCCAACAGCGGGAGATCCAGCGCCAGCAGGCTGAACTGCAGGAGGCCTACCACCAACGTGAAGAGGAAGCGCGGGATCGGTACGACGACTTTGAACAAGTCGCCTACAACCCGAAGCTGCCGATCACGGACGTGATGGCCGAGACGATCCGGGCGTCCGATGTCGGACCTGATCTGGCTTACTGGCTGGGCAGCAATCCGAAAGAGGCCGAACGTATCTCCCGCATGCCGCCTCTCATGCAGGCCAAGGAAATCGGTCGGATCGAAGCCAAGATGGCAGCGAATCCGGCCCCGACCAAGAAGGCTTCGTCCGCACCTACGCCAATCACGCCCGTCACCAATCGCGCAGCGACCGTCGCTTACGATACGACTGATCCTCGTTCTACGAAGACCATGAGTACGTCGGAATGGATCGAAGCCGAACGGCAACGGCAGATTCGCAAGATGCAGACTTCACTCAACCGCTGAAAGGTACACCGTGAGCAATTCGCTGCTTACCATCGACATGATCACCAGGAAGGCCCTGGAGATCCTGGAGAACAACCTCGTTCTGACCCGCAACATCAACCGCCAGTACGACGACTCGTTCGCCGTCGAAGGCGCCAAGATCGGCTCCACGCTGCGTATCCGCCTGCCGGATCGCGCGCTGGTGACGGACGGCGCCGCCCTGCAAGTGCAGGACGACAACGAGCAGTTCACGACCCTGACGGTCGCCTCGCAGAAGCACATCGGCGTCAACTTCACGACCGCCGAACTGACCCTGCAACTGGACGACTTCGCGGAGCGCGTGCTCAAGCCGCGTATCTCGCAACTGGCCGCCAGCATCGACGCCGACGTGGCCAATGCGTTCAAGAGCATCGGCAACTCGGTCGGCACGCCGGGCATCACGCCGGCCACCTCGCTCGTTCTGCTGCAGGCGCAGCAGAAGCTGAACGAGAACGCCGCTGTGATGTCGCCGCGCTACGCGACGGTCAACCCGGCCGCCAACGCCGCGCTGGTCGAGGGCATGAAGGGCCTGTTCAACCCGACCGACACCATCAGCAAGCAGTTCAAGAACGGCATGATGGGCACGGGCGTGCTGGGCTACGACGAGGTCAACATGTCGCAGTCCATCAAGCAGTTCACCACGGGGTCGCGCACCGGCACGATCACGGTGGACGGCACGATGTCCACGCAGGGCACGGCGAAGATCACGCTGAACGGCACGACCGGCAACACGCTGGCTGTCGGTGATGTCTTCACCATCGCCAACGTGTTCGCCGTGAACCCGCAGACCCGCGAGTCCACCGGCTCGCTGCAGCAGTTCGTGGTCACCAAGGCCAACACCGCCGCTGCCAGCAAGTTCACGGACGTGGAGATCTTCCCCGCGATCTACACCGCCTCGCACGCGCTGGCGACCGTGGACTCGTTCCCGCAGAACCTTGCGGCGGTGACGTTCCTCGGCGCTGCGTCCACGCAGTACCCGCAGAACCTCGTGTACCACAAGGACGCGATCACGTTCGCCAGCGCGGACCTGCTGCTGCCGCAAGGCGTGGACATGGCCTCGCGGGCGGTCCACAACGGCATCAGTCTGCGGATCGTGCGCCAGTACGACATCAACAACGACCGCCTGCCGTGCCGTGTCGACGTGCTCTACGGCTACGGCGTGATTCGTCCGCAGATGGCCTGCCGCCTCTGGGGCTGATCGAAGCAGGGGGCTACGGCCCCCTTCACTGAACATCGAAAGGAATCAAGATGGCACTCCCGAATGGCGCTGACGCCTATCAGGTTGGTGATGGCAACCTGGGTCAACTGAAGTTCTACAACTCCGACGCTCCGGCCGCCCTGACCGGCGCCACCGTGACGATCACCGCGGCCAATCTGGCCACGGGCGTCTGCACGATGGATTCCGGCAGCACCAGCGCGGGCACGTACACGTTCCCGACCGGCGCGCTGCTGGACGCGGCGTTCCCCAGCCTGAAGGTGGGCTCCACCTTTGACTGCGCGTTCATCAACATCGGCGACGACGCCGGTAACGACGTGACGTTCGGCGCTGGCACCGGCAACACGCTGGTCGGCAACGATGTTATCCAGGATGCGCTGACGAAAACGAACAACACGTCGGGCATCTTCCGCTTCCGCAAGACGGGCGACGCGGCGTTCACGATCTATCGGATCGCCTGATGAACCAGGGGGCTTCGGCCCCCTAACCTGAAAGGAATCGGTATGCCGAATACCAAGCCTGTCGGCGTGGCGTACTCCGACCCGGAACTGACCGCGGGCACGACAATGACCGGCGGCACGCTGGACTCCACGACCCGCGTCAACTCCAACATTCAAGCTGGGTTCTCCATCTCCCAGCAGGGCGCGACCATCGCCACCACGACTGGCGGCACCAACGACGTGTTCGTTGTCGTGCCGGCGGCCGGTGTTCTGTCGGCGGCGCGGTTCTCCGGTGTGGACGCTCTCACGGCCAACGACACGAACTTCATCACCTTCAGCATCGCCAACCTCGGCACGACGGGCGCAGGCACGGCGGCCATGCTGGCGGCCACCGACGCCAACACCACCAAGTCCACTGGTGGCGCGGCGCTGACGGCCAACGCGCTGCGTTCGCTGACGCTCAACGGCACCGCGGCCAATCTGGTCGTGGCGGCTGGTGACCGTCTGCGCATCCGCGCGACGGTGAGCGGCACGCTGGCCAACACGGTCACGTTCCCCGTGTACAGCCTGACCTTCACGGTCGCCTAAGCCGTGGCGCTCATCTATCTCCGCCACCCCCACCACGGCGTCAAGATTGCCTCGATGGATCTTGAGGCAGAGTATGATGAGCGCAACGGCTGGGAGCGTTTTGACCCGGCCGCGCCTGCGCCAGCCGAACCTGCACCCCAGGCAGTTGAGTCGGCTCCCGTTGTGAACGAGATGCGCAGGCGCGGGCGAGTTCGCAGGGAGCCGGAGCATGACGACCACGGCGGGTGATCAGATCAACCGGGCGCTTCGGCTGCTCGGCGTACTGGCAGAGGGCGAGACGCCCTCTGCTGCCGTTTCGCAGGACGCGCTGACGGCTCTGAACCAGATGATCGAGTCGTGGAACACCGAACGGCTGTCGGTGTTCTCCACGCAGGATCAGGTGTTCACTTGGCCGGCGGGCTCGATCAGCCGCACGCTGGGGCCAAGCGGCAACTTCGTCGGCAACCGGCCGATCATGCTGGACGATGCGACGTACTTCCGCGACGCCGGGACGAACGTCAGCTACGGCATCAAGATCATCAATCAGCAGCAGTACGACGGCATCGCGGTCAAGACCGTGACCTCGACGTACCCTCAGGTGATCTGGGTCAACATGACGTACCCGGACATCGAGATGTACGTCTACCCGGTGCCCATCCGCGATCTGGAGTGGCACTTCATCAGCGTGGATGAACTGTCGCAACCCGCGACGCTGGCCACCGCGCTGACGTTCCCGCCGGGCTACCTGCGGGCGTTCGTCTACAACCTTGCGATGGAGATGGCACCTGAGTTCGGCGTGGAGCCGTCTCCGCAGGTCAGGCGCATCGCCATGACGGCCAAGCGCAACCTTAAGCGCATCAACAACCCTGACGATCTGATGTCGATGCCGTACTCGTTGATTGCGACGCGCAAGCGCTTCAACGTGTACGCAGGCAACTACTGATCGTGAAAACGCCGATTCTCGGGTCGTCCTACGTTGTTCGCAGCGTCAACGCTGCGGACAACCGGATGGTGAACCTGTTTCCCGAGATCATCCCCGAGGGTGGCAAGGAGCCTGCGTTCCTGCAACGCGCGCCCGGCCTGCGGCTGCTCAACACCATCGGCACCGGCCCTATCCGCGGGTTGTGGGCGTTTCAGGCCGACGCTGCGGTCGCGTTTGTGGTGTCAGGCAGCACGCTGTACAGACTTGACACGAACTGGAACGCGACGGCAGTTGGGTCTGTGACGGGCACGGGGCCGGTCAGCATGGCCGACAACGGCACGCAGTTGTTCGTGGCGGCCAACGGGCCAAGCTACATTTACAACAACTCTACCGGCGTTTTCAGCCCCATCACCGACCCGGACTTCCCCGGCGCGGTCACTGTCGGCTATCTTGACGGCTACTTTGTCTTCAGCGAGCCCAACAGCCAGCGCATCTGGATCACGGCGCTGCTTGATGGCACCGACATTGACGGCGCGGATGTCAAAAGCGCCGAGGGCAACCCAGATGGTGTGGTGGCCATACTATCAAACTTCCGCGAAATCTGGGTGTTTGGCAGCAACAGCATTGAAGTCTGGTACGACACTGGCAACTCCGACTTTCCGCTGCAGCGCATCCAAGGCGCTTACAACGAATTGGGCTGCGCGGCCGCGTTCAGCGTCGCCAAGATGGACAACGGCGT